GGTTTTATATTCTTGTATCCTTTTATCGAGGAAGTGGTTGAACACGAACCTGTTGCAACCGAAGTGTTTGGCGAGCAATACTTCTTGTGTGGTGGTTGGTGACAACCTCAGTTTGTAGGAATACAGGTATTTCACTTGTCTTCCTTGATGTATTTGACCATCAACTCACGGACAACTTCGGAGATTGTCTTGTAGTTGTTTTTGCACTTTGCTTGGAACTGTACGAAGAGTGTTGGTTGCACTCGTACTACTACGTCTTTTGTTACATTTTCCTTATCCATACACTTATATAGTCCTGTCCCGACATTTTTGAGCAAGGACATCTGATTTTTATCCGAATTTCAGGGGACGGTGCGTTTGTCCTGTTTTAACCTTGCTTGATTTTGCTTCAAGAATGAGTTAATTTTTAGTGCATCGCCTTCATCCCCTACCCTAAAGGGCTGGCAAGCAGTCTCCCTCGCTCCGCTCGGTCGCTTTGCCTGCCAGCATCTACGATGTAGGGGCTTTCGGCTCCGAAGACTGGTAAAGAATGCATAATCATCATTCATTTCTTCAGACATTTTCAGACCAGCAGCTTCCATTTCTCTCAGATAAACAATCTCTGCTTCTAGTCTGTCAGCAATCTCGCCTTAATGATTTCGCCCCGTCACCAAGCCATTTACAACGATAGATTCCATTAAACATTATTTTCCCTTTTTTTAGTGTTAGTTTTCAACTTCTGTGTCATTTTATACATTGCTTCCGCTGCTTCATAATCTCGCTTCGCTTTAGCAAGATTATTAATTTCATCATTGAATTTATTACGAGCAACTTCGATTATTATATCAAGTTGTTCTTCAGATGTTTTCTTCATCACATTCTGCCAATATGTTTTCAACTAATGTCTCCGCTCTAGTAATTGGTTTTCCGCTAAACTTTAACCTGTAAGAACGACCACCACGACTTTCACTCAAAAATCGACTAAACAACAATTTGTGTCTGATTGGGTCAACATCTGTAATTCCCAAACAATAACATGCTAATGATCCGCAAACCGAACCTCTTCCTGGTCCAACGGCTTCACTGCCATCTCCCCATCCTAGAAGACTTGGACAGATTCTACGTGCTTCATCGGTCATCTGTTTTTGAATCAGGAAATAACTTGCAAATCCTTTACGACAAATCAAATCATATTCTTCTTTAATTCTGTCCTTGTATTTCCTATTGTTAGTAATACCACGACTTTTTGCGCCTTCTATTACAGCCTCTTTGAAACGATCATTTGCATCAGGAAGTTCTGGTAACTTCATACTTCTGTCGATTTGAACATTTTTAGCCTTTTGACAAATCGCTACCGTATTCATCTTTGCTTGTACATACAAATCATAAGGAATGACATCTTGGTACATCGCCAGCCATTTCTCATTCAATTCTCGTTCGCTTTTCATCCACAAGTTGGTGTCTTGTAACTCAAAAATGTCGGCTTTATCATCAGCAGATAACTTATTTTCAATCTCTTTAATTGATGAATCCTTCTGAATCATCAACATATATCTTTGAAATTTACTGTCTTCCTTTTCACAATAATGAGTGTCTTGAGTTAGTATGAGTGGAATTTTGTACTTGTCATGTGCCTTGATCAAAAAAGCATCAAAAGGTTTCTGCTTGTTGTAATCCAACATCATCAATTCAAGATAGAAGTTTTCTCCGAATTGATCACGATACTTTTCAATCATTGCGTAAGCAGCATCTTCTCCACCTTTATCAAACGCTTGACCTACCTCGCCATTATAACAACAAGACGTAAAGATAATTCCTTCTTTGTGTTTACGCAATTGTTCATGCGTTACACGAGGCTTATAATAGAATCCATTCATCCATGCCCATGATGATAACTTGACAAGATTGCTATATCCTTGATTCGTATAAGCAATTGCAAGAAGATGATAAGACTTTCTTATTTCGCCCTTTTCTTTGCTCGTCATTTGAGCAAAGTCATCTTTTGATGGATGTTTATCCTGAAGGTAAAGTTCACACCCGAAAATTGGAGTAATTTTATTTTTTTCACAGGCTCTAATTTGCTGTGGGATTGCAGCCATCATACCATGATCGGTAACACACAAAAATTGCTGATTGATCTTGGGAGCGCGTTCTGAATACTCTACTGTCGTTCCAAAACCATCAAGAAGGCTCATATCAGTGTGCAAATGTAAATGTTCAAATCCACGTTCGTCTTCAATATAATTCATAAATAATGTTAATCTTTTTTCTTGTTATCAATTGGCATATCTTTAATATCCTTATTTTCTTGAGGCAAAACATTTGCCAATTCAACATACTTGCCAATGTGCTTTATATAATCTGTGCCTTGATTCGACAAGGCTTTCATCTTTTCACGAAGCTTATTAATATCTTTCATATCGTACTCCTGTTTTAACACTAAATCAAGACAAATTTTCTACCTAATTTCGATGCTGCCTCTTCAACGAATTTCGTTGTTTTAAACGGATCAACAACCGTTCCGCCCTCTGGACACGTCAATAAAATTGGCATTGTATACCAAGAAGAATCCTCTACATCAGTCCGATCCCAAATCGGTTCTGACATACTGAATTTTTCTTCATCACACCAAGCTAATTCTGGCGGAAGACGTGTAAATCTTAACCAGTACCCAATACAACCAAAATACCTTCTATTGGTTTTTACAGATTTGAATTTGGTGTGTTCTGGAAGTGACCGTCTATAAACTTTATCTGCAAGTTTCCAACTGCGATCCAACATCATTCCAATCAACACTTCAGGCAAAAGACTCATTGACCCGCCAACATCTCGTCCATCTCTCATTAAAACCCACACGTTGCCATCAGGAAGCAACGGAACACGATCCAATGTGTCAGCGACTAACATTGGATCGTTTGTTGGTGGACGAGTAACTACACAATTAACAGGCGTATTTATCTTTGAGCAAGATAATGGCGTTGAAGAGCATTCTTGTCCAACCTCCGTCTTCGATTGCGCAATTCCAAATGCGCCTAAGTTCTTCAGCATCCCTCTTTCCCAAGAACGTGAGATTGTCATTAAACCACTTTTCTGCCCTCGCCTGATTTTCTGCGTTGCTTACATCAATATACACAAAACCCAAATCATCCACCGGACGATAACACGCCAAATCAACAAACATTTGCAGCTTATCTTGTGGTGTAAGTTCAGCAAGCGATTGTAACTTCTCTTGTTGTTCAATCTCTGATTTTACTTTTGTCAATCCTACTTTTGACTTGGAATCAATAACAAATTTAAGAGGTTCAACTTTATTTATTTGTTCTTTTGACACAGGACGTTCTTTTGGCTCAGGATTGATAACAAACGATGGTGCTTTGACTACCTTGCTAGGTTGTGTCTTGATAATCCTAGATTTAGGTTTTTTAGACTTGATCTTTTTAGATTTACGTTTGGTTTTCAAATGAGTCTCCCAAGTAAGAATATTATTTAGTCAATTTTCAGAAAAAACTCCAGGCATTGCCTGGAGTTTCAAAATTACTTAATTAGCGGAATCTGCGTATCCTTTAGATAAATAAGGAATGGAAATTCCTTCTCTCTTGCGTGAGGAGGTGCAATTTTGGCAGGATCAGCATGAAATACAACTCCAGAATCTTCAATTGGAGATTTGCGAAGTTCTTCCTCAGTTGGAACTGCACTATCATCCATTGTAAACCCAATCTTGACGTGTTTTGCCCACAGTTCCATACGGCGAACTGGAACCATTAGATTGAACGTTTCTCCTGCGCCACGAACAATCATTCCTACATACTTTGCATCACTTTCCAAGTAAACACCACCACCACTACTACCTGGAAATGCTGCGCAAGTGCTTTGGTCGTAAACTTTCGTTGCATATACACGACCGTGCTGAGACATAACCCCACTGGTCAAACTATTGCTACCCATTTGACCCAACAAACTGCCAACGTGTAGCAATTTGGAACCTACTGGTGGAATCTTGGAATCCAGATAGAAATTCACACTGGTCTTGATGAAATTCTTCTTGCGAACACGAAGTAATGACAAGTCTTCACCATTCTCTGCGTCACTATACCTAAGAACTTCAGCATCCATTTCCAACTTTCCAACCGCTCTTCCATCTTCAATCAATTCCTTGACAATCTTTGCGTCAGCGAATTCAACAATGGTTTTGGTTGATCCGCTCTTTGAATCAATTACTGTTCTAGTGCTACGCAAATGCTGTACTACGTGTCCACACGTCCATACATAGTTAGTATCTTTAACGGTCTTGATGACACCTGATCCTTGTGCGCCTCCTGCATGAATTGTTACACTGATATCTTGTAGATATGCTGCCTTGTCTGCGTCATCTTTGAATTTATTCTGAGCAAACCCCGTTCCAGCAAACCCAATAACAACCGCAAAACCCAATAAGAATTTAAACATTAACTTTCTTTCCCTTTAAATAGTAATTTACTATGAGCAGAGCAATTGCTCTGCTCATAGTATAGTGAAATCAAACTTTTCCTGGCGTTATGATTTCGACTTTATCGTCCTCGCAATAATAAATTATTTCTCGCGAGTCTTTGTCCTTACTCAACACAGCCGTTGGTCCCTTCCAGATTGCGCTGAGTGCCCTCAGACTGTCCTTCGTCTGCTGTGGGTGAAGCAGCCGTTGGTCCCATGTGTGTTCCATGAGGAAGATACGCTTACCCTTGTGGTTAGGGTCAACCAGTTTGATTTCTGGCAACCCGCCATTCAGTTTGCTCTTCAACAAACTTTGCTTGATGCGATTCGCATCCCGATCCATGATCTTGTACGTTCCGTCAGGGAATTTCTCCCAAATGAAGAACTCGTACTTGTCGCAGAACTCTTGATCAAAGTATTCTGCAAGCATCGTCACATCGTTGCCAAACTGCCTCACTTCAAACACTTTTTCGTGACCAAGACCAAGTTTCTTGTCCCACAACTGACGTTCTCGTGCATCCGTGCAGTCATCGTATTCTCGACCAAACTTGCCCTTGTTGTAGCATTCCTCAATCCAGAGGAATAGCATGTAACCCATCTTGTAAGGATTCATACTTCGCTTGCCACCAAGAACACCTGCCTTGTGATGAGCGTAGTCGAAGATTCCAGCTCCTTCCGCGAAACCGAATCTTGCCATGATCTGACTATCGACGTAGCTTGCCCATCCTTCGTTGATCATCTTCGTCTGCCGTTGAGGGGCGAAATACATCGCCTCCTCATACAACATGGAGATGACGTCACTTTGCCACGAATTGAGTGGCGCATGATCCTTCATGAACCCCAAAATGTCCTTCGTCGGATTCTCAAAAATTCCGATTTGACGGCGAACATCTTCTTCTTGGATACGTTCGCGTTCCGTCTTCAACCACTCTGGTGTGTTGATCCAATCTTCCATGTAGTCGTGATCCACCCGCAGTCTGCGAGGGTGGTGATATTCACGTTTTGTCCGATACACTGGCTCACTCACTGATCGCTTAGTCCATGCTGCCGCTGGATCGATCAGTGTATCCACACACAGAATCTTGTCGATGAACCTGCCAACTGGCTCTTTGCCCCACTCGCTCATGTATCTTCGGATTCGGCTTCCATGATTCGCCAGTTCATTCATCATGTTCTGACTGGTTTGCCCGAAGAACACGTTGTTCTTGAAGAAGTCATTGTGTCCGGTCGCGTGTGCGATAACGGTCACATGGTCAACAACCGTGTTACTGTCCAAACAGTAGATGTAGCACGGGCTGGTGTTAATCACCATTTCGTATATGCGGTGCATCCCGTGTTGATAACCTTTAGACAGGTCTTCGTACTGCTCTCCGAACTGCCAGTGTGGGTATCGGACAGGGAAACCACCATACGCCGCCACTTCACTGATCTCGTCATAGGTCAGAAATTCCACGATTGTATCGTAAAAATCCAACCCAAAATCGCGGCACGCTTGAAGTATGCCTGGAATCTTGACGAGAATTTCTTTCGGTATCTTTACCCCAGGAATCGTATTATCGCCCATCAACAGAGTTGGGGATTGCATCAACTGCGACATTGTTATCTCCGTAGAGAGGTTTATTTGGGTCAAAAGGAAGCAGAGCAAAATGCTCTGCTAAAGTTTAAACAACTTCTTCAATCTTGACATCCGACTTTTTTGCATCCTGTTGTGCTTTGGCGTCTTTGCCCAACATCAACTTGATGACCCGTTTGATTTCTTCATCTCTCTTCGTTTCATCCGAGAAAACTTCATGCCAAGATGAGTTTTCTGGGCGATCAATGCTCGCATTGCGAACATGCGGGAGTTCACCCTTTTGTTGTCGCTTATCGATGTAACCCTTCAAACTTTCACCAAATCCGGAATAGTGGAGAATTTCCACCTGTCCGAACATATTCACAGTGTTCGGACCAAGATGAGTTCTCAGCATCTTGGTGAACTCTTGATTGTCCGTTCCGAATGACTCACCGTCTCCGAAGTAAAACCCGTAAATGTTCCACTTGATCGGGTTATATCGATTCTTGATAATCTTGTTCATCAGTTTTAGTGCTGATGAACAAAACGTCCCACCACCATATCTGAGTTCATAGAAGTGCTTTGCGGACACTTCCTTGGCTTCTGTGTCGTGCCAAATGTGAACTCGTTCTGTCTTCTTGTAATACTTCGTGATGTACAAATCCAACCACCACGAAATATCCGACACGATATCGCACTTGTACTGATCCATCGATCCTGACCCGTCACGCATGAAAAAGATCACAGCGTTACTTGTCGGAATGCGAATTTCGTTGTACTGGCGGTATCTCTTGTCATCGTTGATTGGACTGAGAATTGGAACCGGAGTCGTAAACCCAGGCAACAAAACCTTCTTGTCCAATTTCCCGAGAGCAGACAGACGCTTCATGCACTGCTTCATCGTTCGCCCCTTGTGGAGCAACGAATTGGGACCAAGTTTGCTGATCCCGTTGTACACGATCTTGGTGTCTTCGTAGGTCTGGTTTGGTTTCGGCTTCATGTCCGGAAGTTGCAATTCTTCTTTGAGCAACTTGAGAACTTCTTCCAAATCCACTTGCACCGTGATTCCGTCGCCTGGGTCCGTTCCGGGTTGACCTTTCTTGCCCTTTTCTGGGTCTTTGCCAATCACGTCGCCCTTTTTACCTGGACCTCGCCCAACACCATCGTTCGGCTTTCCGAAGACAATGTGGGGAAGATCAATTCTTGGTATTGTGACGCTGATTTTGCCGTTCTTCCCTCGTTGACGGAAGATTGACCCGTTCTTGATGTGTTTCTGAAGTTCTTCTCGAAGTTTTCCGCTAATAATATTGCGGAATTCCTGATGGTCTTCAATGATGCGTTGAGCCATTATACACCTCCCGTTTTGGGAATTTTCCCTGAACTACACCACATTAGTGTACAGAATTGCTAATAATTTGTCTATACGTTTTAGATGATAAACTTTAGATATAAACTTTATCAATAAAGAAGTGGGGGATAACATTGTTATCCCCCACAGGAGACACGATTAGTCGTCAGAAGCGAGTTCGCCGCGAGCGAAGATGCTTGCGACATAGTTCAGAACATCGGTCGCAGACTCTTCGTTGTACCCGAAGTTCTTGATCATTCGGGTCTTGATGGCGTCGATCTTCTCTGCCAAGTCCTTGTCGATCACGCCAGCAGCGTTGGACAGAGCGGACAACTTGATGCTGTCCTTCGTATCCTCAAACAACTTCTTTTCCAGAGCCTTCGCCAGCTTCGGGTTGCTGTCCCAACGAACTTCCTTCTTGCGGAAGTGCATGGTGCCGATGAACTGCGCGATCTGGCGACGGAAATCGTCTGCCATCTGCTCCGGAATATCCGCCTTCTCTTCAATGGAACGCATCAGGCGTTCGTCGGGTTCAACTTCCGCACCAGTGTACGGATTACGAACCTTCGTCTTCTCGACATGGGCAACCACATTGTCAATGTAGTTGGTGAACAGCCGTTCGATTGCGCTGTTGTCAGCGACCAACGCTCGTTGGACCTCGTTCTTGAGGATTTCGTCCAGTTCCTTCTTCGCCAACTCGATGCACGAGTCGTAGAAGGTGCGGTCGTTCTCATCGTTGATCATCAGCAATCGCAACTTCGCCTTCAACTCGTTCATCACCATGAACGGATTGATGTAGCCAGGATTGCTAACCAGCGCGTTGCTGATGGCGTTCTGCACGAATCGTGCCGACACACCGCGATACATGCCTTCGTTGCTGTACTTGTCCCGCAACTCCTTCACGGAGTCTTCGGTCCAACCCGGAAGGGAACGACCATCGTACAACTTTGCCTTCTCGACCAGACTGATCTTGTTATCCTTGTCTGGCGTGAGCCGAGTCAGGATAGACCAGAGAGCCGCGATCTCAATGGTGTGCGGAGCGACGTGCTGCCGAACCTTGTGCTTGCCGTAATCGTGTTCAAGAACTCGTTGTTCTTGCTTCCATTCCAACAGGTATGGAACATCCACACGAACCGTTCGGTCACGAAGGGCTTCCATCGTTTGATCAGCCTTCAGCTTCTCAAACTCCGGATTGTTCGTGTGCCCGATGAGAACCAAGTCCACATCGATCTGAGGGAACTTCTTCGGCTTGAACTGCCGTTCCTGACACACGCCGAGCATGTCGTACAGGAATTCTTTTTCGAGCTTCAGAATCTCGATCATTTCCAACATGCCACGGTTGGAAACTTCAAACTCGCCGTCAAACGAGAAGGCGCGAGGGTCGCTGTCCACACCGTAGTGACCCAGCTTCATGTAGTTGATATCACCCGTCAGTTCAGTTGCGTCCTGATTCTTCGGGTCTTTTGGCTGGAATGTTCCGATGCCGATGCGGTCACTTTCTGACAGCAGAATCCGCTTCACTCGGATGTGCTTTTCCACAACCTTCGCCCAATCGCCGTCGTACTTCTTGAGCAATGCACCCATGAAGTATTTGCAATGTGGGTTCAATTCGCCTGTCAAGCGAATCGGGTGAATGAGGTGGCGTTGAGACTCAACGGCATCCTGATCCAACTTCCCGTTCAAGTATTGCAGAACCGACTCGCGCATCTCGACCGGAATCAACTTCATCGGATCATCGTTCATCGGGCAAGCCGACTCTGGCTTGATGTCGAAGTCCCCGATGTTGACCCAATCGTAAGTGTAAATCGCACCTTCGTCAGTGTGCGAATACGCTTCCATGCCGCGCTTCATGCGACGACAAATCGTGGACTTGCTGCTACCGACTGGACCGTGCAGCAAAAGGATACGCTTTTCCGTACCGTACCAGTCAGCGGCACCCTTGATGTGCTTGACGAGTTGTTCGAGGGTATCTTCCAACCCACAAATCGGAATCTGATCGTCATCGAAGAACTTGTAGTGTGTCACGGTTCTTCGATAACGCTCATGTGTCGTCATACCTGGAGCGACAATGAGGTTATAGAGACGCTGATAGGCCGAGAAAGCGAGTTGCGGACGCTCCTTGACCCGTTCCAAATACTCTGGGAACGACAGGGTTTCCGTCAACTTCTTGAACTGATTCCGATTGAACTTCGGAGCCAAGTCGTTGAACCATCCAGATCGTTCTGCGGTTGCTGTAGCCATCTTTGCCAATCTCCCAAAAACAGAGTAGAGAATCCACCCACTCAACCCACTCAGGTCAAGTATGATTTTGACTTATTTCCAATGAAACAAGTCAATCAAGCCATTTAATTAGGATCATATAAGAAATGAATGAGATAATATTGTCATCGGACTCAACCATCTCATTTTTTATAAACTTTATCATGCGTCATCTATCATGCGTCATTTATTGATTGGTCTATTATTACGTCTTTGAAGCACTTTTGCAATACGAGTTTTTTTAGTCAATAAAATTCATTCGTCTTCCATTATTCGTGTCGTCAATTGGCTTGTAAGGCAATGAACCTTTATTTGCTTTCTCTGCTGCGGCTCGTTGAACCTTTGCTTCTTCCCAAGTCTTACCTTGTCTGTAAGACCAGTTATTCCACTTACTGCTCTCTCTTGGATTTTCAAATATAAGCCCAGGAACATCTCCAGTCAATACGTTCTTTGTTAACTTTTTTCCATTACACGTTGGGCATCTTACACTCGGAAATCCCTTATCATACTCTGCAAAACTGCAAAGACTCTCAAACATCACATTACACTTTTTACACACAAAATTATAATTAGGCATATTTTCACACTTTCGGCAATTTACTAAAATCCGCTTTTAGCTTTGTTGCTAAAAGCACGATACCAGCTTCAACCTTGTCCTTTCCTTGTACTAAATTAGTAAACGCTTCTGGATTACGTTCATGAATCTTTAACGCATATTTCTGCATCGCTGATTCTAAAAGAACGTATGCCGAATGAAGCGTTGCAATTGCATATCGATCTTCTTCAGAAACAACTGGTCTTACTGCCGCTTCTACTTTTGGGTCTTTCGTTTCTTTTGGCTGTTGTTGCTCAAGACGTTTGAGCAACGCATACAACATCAACCCTTCAGTGGTTGATGGACGACAACATAAAATTGCTTGAGAACGTAAAAATGTATCGAGTTCTACAACATCGACGTTCATTTTATCGGCAATTGCCTTACTGCTGCGCCAAATCTTCCCATCCGAGAATTCTTTAATAAGAACTTCATTGAACTCTTTTGTTCCAATTTTTGATTGGACTGGGGTGTGTTGTTTGACTACTTCAACATCTTCAACAGGTTCATCAGCCAAATCAGACATCATTATCTCACTTTTTTCAGTGTAACTAAATCAAAGCCTGTTTTGAATTCTGTGTCAGTGACTACCCAATCAGAATCAAGTTTAGGGAAATAAACATCGCCCTCATATTCATTAACAATCTTAGACATGATTATCTGATCAACTACATCAAGTTCAAGAGCGGATTTATAAATATTTTCACCGCCAATAATGTAAATGTCTTTGTCGCGGAATTGTTCAAATCTATCATCAGTACGAATGGATGATATAGCGCCCACCATATCACTCATGAAGAACGGACCATAATCTTTGGTTCTTACAGGGAACCACAAAGTCTTTGACAAGACAATGTTGGCACGTCCCTCCAAAGGCTTATTTTTATCGGGTATGCTATTCCACGTGTTTTTACCCATAATTACTGAACAGCCCATAGTCTTTTGCTTGAAGATGCGGAGGTCTTCAGGCATTCGCCAGGGCAACTTGCCTTTTGCGCCAATAATTCTATTGGGATCACATGCGACTATAATTGAAACCATTTTAGACTCTAAACGGCGATAGGGACTTTAATTGGAGGATGTGGATTATAACCACTCAACTCAAAACAATCCATATCATATGAAAAAATGTCTTTAGCCTGTTTAATCTTTAACGTCGGAGAATCCGTTTCTGACTTAGACAAATACTCTTCTACCTGTTCAATCTGATTAACATAAATGTGAGAATCTTCAGTGTGATGAATGAACCGATATGGAGTATATCCAGTTTGTTGCGCAAGCATGTAACACAAAGCACTGTAAAACTGAATATTTGCTGGAACGCCTACCGGAAAATCAGAACTTCTCTGATTTAACAAAATACTCATCCTGCCTTCATCATCAATATCAATGTGAAAACAATAGTGACATGGAGGCAATCTCATATTGCCAAGATCAATTGGATTCCACAATGAAACAATCAAACGTCTTGATCTTGGATTGGTTTTAATTTCATTTACCAACCAACTGATTTGATCTACACCTTTACTCAAAATTTCTTTATCGGCATCAATGTATGCTTCAAAGTTATGATCTTGACGTTTTAAAGCAAGTATCCAGTCGCTATAGCTAGCCCCGAAGTGTCTCATCTGCCAGCCGTAAACTGGACCTAAATAATTTGGCGGGTAGCCAGTTCTTGCATAGAATTCTTGATTATCTTTATTACTTGGATCAACCCAAGGTGTCCAAAAATTAGCACCAAGTTTAACTAAATCTTCGTTATTTGTTGATCCGGATAACATCCAAAGCAATTCAGCAAAGACTGCTTTTGGATATAGTTTTCTTTTTGTCACTAAGGGGAAAAATCGATCTATTTCATAAACCGATTTTATTGAAAAGACGCTGAGAGTATCGATCCCCGTCCGATTCTTTCTTTGTTGCCCATTTTTCAAAATAGACCGCAGCGCGTCATCATAAGGACTTAATAAATACACTTATTTTTTTCTCCATTTGCTATTCTTTTACCCATTGTCATTCCAGCCAACAAGAGATTCTTTTTCATAGAACCTCCAATCGGAACATACCGCTTCTGAACCTCTTCCAAATCTTTGATCTTCTTGTCAAATTTGATTATCACTTCGTTAAGATTCCTGACATGCTCCACGTATTTGTCAGTTTGTTCATTCATGTTTGCAATCATGGAAGACAAATTCTTCCAAAATTCCGCAGGAAGAGCAAGTTCAGACAATGGCGGTGTAGGCGAACCGTCGATAGATTCAACGGTAATTGACCCATCTCTTTTGACCAAGATTTTCTTTCCGTTGAAAATCTGTTCAATTTCCATGATTCGTTGGAATCCAGACATTTTTGTCTCCAGGTTGGAACAGTTTAAAGTTTAACTTTGATTCATCCTTCGTTCAACAAAGTCTTGAACCGTTCCAAAATTACTCTTGATGCCGTGTTATCCTTCCAGTCATATTCTGGATGCCACTGGCACGACAACCAACGCTTGCCCTGCATCAATTCCACAATTTCCTTACAACACGTAAGATCAACTCTGGCAAGCCCAAGAATGTCAATTCCTTCTTCTGCATACTTGACTTTTGGATTGAATGCAACTGCCTGATGGTGAAAACTGTTGACCCAAATGCGATCACGAGTTTTCTCAGACAAAACATCCCGCATCACCTTTCTCTCAGGTGGTTCTTGCGGCATACCATAAGTTCCGTAGACGATGCTTGGATTGATGATTTTGATCGAGTGCATCGGCTCTTTGGTCGTATGCTGAATTTGCTGCCGTTGAGGTTGATGGCAAATCGCAGACGTAGAAATGTCCATCACGAAACCCATGCCGTGACGAATTCCAAGTAACTGATGACCTCTGCATATGCCAAGCATGGGTTTCCCCTTGCCGATGCAATAGTCAATAATGTTTAACTCGCGACCGTCCCGACGAATGTCGAACTTGCTCAAATTATGGTTCGACCAAACGCTTTCGCCATACACTGTTGGGTGAATATCAATCCCACCCGCCAATATGACTCCATCCACTTCACCAAGCCAATGATTCACATTCGCATCGCGACCGTGATATAGCAAGACGAAGTTTGCGTCAAAAAACTCCTCAATTGCATCCATGCACTCTTGAGTAAATGAACTCGGACCTGTCAGACCAATCAATTTCCTTTTAGCAGGCATGCTGCCTCCATTATTCCGGAAGTTTGAACGTTGCGTCGGAACCTTGAACTTTGAAAGAAGGAGTTTCCTTCTTTACTACGTAAACCTGCTCTACTTCAATCGGGTGCGTTACTGAAAATTCACGCAGAGCTTCTAAAGTGAGTTCAGCCATGAAATCATCAATCCTTGGACCAAACTCGCTAATCATTATTGCCTTCAACCCGTCATCAGTCCAGCCACAAACCTTGGCAGCTTGATATGCTGCTGCTTTTTGTGCATCTGAAGTATCCTGCCAGCCTTTTGAACCCATGTCCAACCAAGAATTGTGATCAATTTTTACTCCCTGAGAGTGAACTGATCCATTAAGTGAATTAATCAAAATAAGTTCTCCTTTTTGAGACATATCGCTCTGTAATATAGCGAGAGGACGTTTTATGTCAATATCGGAAACCGGAAATGGACTAACAATCGCCATCGCATCTAAATATGAAGATGAACGAAATTGGATGGCATTTGCGTGTTGGTACAGTATCCATAAAATGATTCCCGATGCCGACATAGTCCTTCTTCTCAAAAAAACCAACGATACGCCCAAAATAAATTACTGTTTTGGGTGGGCGACACGCGCAAACGTCAAAAAAGTATATTCCATCAAAAATCGCCCACTTCTCATTGTCGATGATGATGTTTTAGCCGTTCGAGATTTCCGACCAGAAAAAACATCCTGCCAAAGCCCCGATGGATCAGTGACCTTGCTGTACGGTGACGATGACTCGCCACAAATCGTTACTGGATTGTGTGCTGAATGTAAAACAAATGACTACGCCACCTTCGTAAAAGTCGGTGATGAGTGCGGAAAATACAAAAAGGGCAGTCACATGACTGCCCCACCATTCTTTGCTCGTTTCAAATACGCAGAAACTTCTAACGAATTGCTTGTAGTTGACTTGTGGTACAAAATGCAACTGTCCTACATGGCTTTAAACTTTAATCTGCCCCAGTTTTGACCATTGGCTTTTTTTCACCTTCGTTGTCTTCACGAGTTTTCGCCAATCCTTCTTTGATTCGGGATGACCAACCCGCGATTATATCAGTGCTAACGCCTAAAAGCTTTGATGCACCTTCACTATTGTTTCCTAACACAGAAACAAAATCATCCCAAAACGTATTTCCTTCTGTGCGATCTGGACGGATTTCCAGACCACGATGAATAACAGACATACTTTGATCATCTAAATGAGATTTATCGGACTTTTTATGATCCCAAAAATCTCTTCCAGGCTGATTTGCTAATTCACAAAGTTTACGAAAAGTCGCCACAACATCTCCAATTACGGTACTTCAGACACAATATCAAGAAACTTGAATGCGCCACTTGTAAAATTATTCTTCAGATACAAGCCATTCAATCCATCAAGAGTGAACTGTGATCCATGCTTCAATTCACGATTATTCCTAAGAATATCAGGGAACCACGTCAAACGTGTTAGTTTGAAATTTGCACCATCAGTCTGATTGTATGGTGGTTTATCCGAAAACTCATTTACCGTAGATAAATTAACCTGAAATGTAATAGTCGCCATGTACCCTCCTTGAATATACATTATTTATCCAACACAACCTAAATAATTCCATGCTAAACAAAAATCCAGATTGTCTCACCGAAAAGGAAAAAATCATTCTTGGAATCGATACAATTAAACAATTCTTCGACTCGTTGGGAGAAAACGATGTGTATAAACAAATCGTCCTTGAGGAAATAATGAGATTTCTAAAAAACGAACCAAACGATTAATCTTTATCTTCTTTACGTTTATTCATTTTATCCTTGATTCGTTCCTTGAACTTAGCCTTCAAATCTTCTTTTTTGTCTTGTTGTATAGATTCACTAGGCTTATCGTTACGCTTGTCTCGTTTTTGTTTAGAAAGCCACTTTCTAAACTCATGCAAAGAAAACGACGGTTCTTCACCTTCTGGTTCCTCATCATGTAAATCTGCGAAAAAATCTTCCATATCCCTTCCCTGTCAGCCAAAATAGTTGGCTACCCTTTCATCCTGTATGTAGGGAACTCCTCTGTAATCTGGTCCCGAAGAGTGATTGGCAATCATAACTTTGTTATACTTTTGTGCCATCAGCCAAAACAACATACCCTCAATCAAAGAATGAGAAATTTTATGTTGCGGATACATCCATAGTCCATTAGGTAATTTATCTGCGCCTGCACGTTCCCCTTCAAAAGCATCATCACAACACAACAACATCAATCTCTGAACACCCCACTTGTACGCAATCGCAATCGCTGCGCAAATAGGATTTCGATAATCATCCACAACAAATGACGGTCTTCCAGCAAGCCTGGATGAAAAAAACTTGTCTTCAACCGGAGCATACTTGTACACTACACCTAACCTAGATCGATAATTACGAACAAAATAAGGATTAGTACGTGATGATACAATGCACTTAGGATAATATGGATGTTTTGGCAACATCGATGTACATTCTTCATATGGATTATTAGCCAAAAACCAATCCATACGACGCAATCGCTTCCACTTAGCCAAACTGTGATTTGTGCCAATCACTACAACATCATTAGGAATCTTTGATAAAAATTCTTGCTTCTTATCAAAATCAAATCCATCCGAAATAATAACCACATTAGGCGCATATATTAATTCAGCCTCAATTCCAGCCAAATTCATTGCAGTTATTGCTAATTCATTATCATAAAACAAGTTGTAATCAGAACTCTTTACAAGTTTGTTGATATCTTGTGGAGAAGAGGATGGACGAGTGAAATCACGTACCCACATACCAGATCGTGTTAAAAAATAACGATTCTGGTTTCTGTGAAGTTTTATGATCGGCTTATCAGATTGAATTACATCCATCATTGATTCGATTAACGTTTGCACGGGAGAATTTGAAAACACATAGGAGATTCTGCATCTTCGCCCAGAATCTTTTCAAAGCCCCAATTAACTTTCAACTCTCCAGACAAAGGTGGTCCTTCAAATACTAGAGGAACTTTCAAGTTATCTGGCATTTCAACACGAATTACACTTGGAATTGTGTGAAGAATTTCAATCGTATCAGGTATTCCAACCACCTTGATAGATTCAGGAATTCCTGATGTATCAAATGATATTACTGGCATCTTTTCTGGGAATGACAATGATATCGACTTTGGTATGGCTGAAGTATCAAGCTTCAACTCAATGAATTCCGGCATACTGAATGATATCACACTTATTACAGTGTTCAGATCAGGCATTACTATGCGTATTTCATTAGGAAGTGGAATTTCCGGACCAATAATACGAATGTCTTTGAACTCTGGCATAATAACATTTATCACACTCGGAATCGTATGACTTATCGTAATTGGTGGAATCTCAGGCGCAACTATCTTGATCTCCGATGGAAAGCCAACCATATCATACTGCAATTCCACACTGTCGAAACTCGGATCGGGCATCTCTTCCAACCCAAATGATGCCTGTTTCGCATTAAAGGCAACTGCACTTGGACAAGTAACCGAACACGAGCAATTTACTGTTGGTGGAGTTCCCCAATTAACACTAATCGTTGGTGGAGTCGCAAACGAAATTGGTGCAAATGAAGGTGCGGGTCCGAAACTAATTGGTTCAAATGTTGGTGCAGGTCCAAATTCAATTGGTTCAAATGTCGGTGTAGGACCAAAATCAATAAGTTCAAATGATGGCGCAGGACCGAAATCAATCAATGCAAATGACGGTGCAGGACCAAATTCAATCAAACTTGGAATATCAACAGGACCAAACGAAATTGGCGCAAATGAAGGCGCTGGTCCAAAATCAATCAATGCAAATGACGGTGCAGGACCAAATTCAATTGGATCAAACGTTGGCACAGGTCCGAAACTGATTACCGCGAATGACGGTGCTGGACCAAAACTAATTGCTGCAAATACTGGCGTCGGAGCAAAACTAATTGCTGCAAATGTTGGAACAGGACCAAAACTAATTGCTGCAAATGACGGTGCTGGACCAAAACTAATTGTACTTGGTACACTTACTGGACCAAAATTAATTGTACTAGGGACACTTATTGGACCGAAACTAATTGGGGCAAATGATGGTGCTGGACCAAAATTAATCAAACTTGGAATACTTACTGGACCGAAACTAATTGGTGCAAATGATGGTGCTGGACCAAAATTAATCAAACTTGGAATACTTACTGGACCGAAACTAATTGGTGCAAATGATGGCGCAGGTCCAAAATCAATCAAACTTGGAATACTTACTGGACCGAAACTAATTGGTGCAAATGATGGCGCAGGTCCAAAATTAATAAGTATTGGTATACTCACTGGACCGAATATAATTGTATCAGGTATACTCACTGGACCGAATCCGATTGGTCCAAACGATGGAGCAGGACCGAATCCGATTGGTCCGAATGACGGAGCAGGACCGAAAGTAACCATACTAGGGACACTTACAGGTCCGAAATTAATTGTACTTGGGATGCTCAATGGTCCAAAAGTAACTATGCTTGGAAAACTCACTGGTCCGAACATAATAATGCTAGGAATACTCAATGGTCCAAAACTAATCAAACTAGGCAAGCTTATTGGACCAAATCCGATTGGACCAAATGACGGAACATTTATAAACGTTATAAAACTTGGAATGTCAAGTAATGGCGTAAATAGAATTATTGACGGTATACTAATTGGTCCGAAATCAATAAAACTTGGAAAACTAATACTTGGAAATGTTATGTCTATCAGAGACGGAATAATAGCCAATATTGGATTCAGGTCAATACAAGGGAAAACAATCGGTGGAATTACAATATCCGCAGACGGAATAATTGTCGGAGGAAACGTAAATGGCGGAATCGCTGGGAATCGCAATGTTGGCACAGTAAATGGAACTGTCTGGACATTCGATTGCGGTTGATTTACTTCTTCTCTTGCTATTGGAGTCTGAATAATTTGACATTTTTGATTCGTAACCGTTACAACTGGATCAACCAATGCATTTGGTGCATAAGTGTGAGTTCCAGAAATCAACGTACTACTTTGCCCATCTCCAAACTGAACAAGAACTGATCCGAAATTGCCTTGCAAATTAACAAAGTATTGTGCAATAGTTCCTGTACTTGGGTCAGACGACAGAACATTGAAATCAAATTCTACGTCAGGACAAGCAAAATCATCAAAAATCAAAGGCTCATCAAACAAATTTCTTATTCGCCAATCAAGCGTTTCTTGAACGGTTGTGAAATTCTCACCAATAAATCCTTCAATTTTAAGAACCGCAGATACGATTTGATTATGATGCTCTGCAATTACAAAGCCACGAATCCATGTTCCAGCTTGATTTGATTGTGTGTCACGTCCTCCGATATTACGCAAACAACGTTTTAATTTGAATATCTTGCCATTTATATCTTTCTCTACAGCATCATAATACAAAAGTTCACCCTCAATAGTGGCGAACCCATTCTCTCCCCAAATCTCTGGCTCGTCAGCATCAACAGGCGCAATCAATATCTCTTCAGCAAATGCCGTATTATTAGCAGCAAGAACACTTTCTGTGGTGTTATACACCAAGTAAAGCGTTCTATCACCATCGATCCCAGTGGGATATTCGATATTTGGCGGAAAACCTACGCTCAAAATGACTCCTTGTTATTCTGTTAGTATTTACACAAATACTGACTTTAATACAATCCCGCCGTAAATTGTTCTCCGCTCGGTCTAACGGGCAAAGAGGTAAACGTCAAATCTGTTTCGTTGAATTTTAACTGTGCCCTCGTGCTATAATCATAAAACAAATATGCCTTGCTGCTTCCATCTGAAATTGCCACCAATCTATTTGCTGCACTATCGTAACCAGCAACAGTGGAATCCTGTAGTCTGGCAAATTCTATACTGTTAGACCCCGGACCTACCAATGCCCACGTATTCGTCGCTGGACTGTATACTGTCGCTTCTCCCGTGTTGTTGAAGAAATACACGCCACGCGACAATGACACCATCTGACCCTCAAACTTTGTCGCACCTGGCATATCTGTCAACTTCCTAATTGTACCTATAGGAGCCGATTGAGTACCTTCTGTGCGATAAAAACTCTTCAAACGAAAGAATAACCCAGTACCATCGTTCCTGACAAAATATCCACTAGAATCTTGCCACGTTCCTCTATAAACACTAAAATCTCCACCACTGCCTGCCCCAACATTTGTCATCAACTCATTTGCGCCATTCAAATAATTCAATGACGTGAAAACAATATCATCCAATCCATAAGTCGTCAAATCAACAGATTTAAAAGACTGATTGGTAGGCGACCCAATAAAACTACCAGGACCAGGAGAACCAAGTAAGAAATACAAATTTGATGGTGATGACAAAGCCAGCCAATTCCATTGACGATCAACATTATCAGAACTGTTACTCAAAACAGGAACAGACCAAGTATTGTCAAACCCGTTAAATTCACGAAATCGAATTTTTTGCTGTGTTGATGGCGTTGTTGCGCCTTCTGCCCAATACAAAAGCCCCGCCCCTTTATCTCCAGACGATACATAAGACCTCGGTGAAAACCCACAATTCTTCCTAAACTCAGCATATTGTTGAGGCTCTAATGGAACACCTGTCAAAAATCCCGCATCTCTCGTTACCGTCAATGCTGAAGAAACACTTGCTGCTTTGTACGTTTCACTCAACAGACCAAATTCATAAGCATATAAAGTTTTGGTTGTTGCAGATAAACTCTGAGAAGAATCAAATATAAAATGCCATATATTAAACTTCTCAACTATATCAATCACATCCTCAAAAGTCGTAATACGATATGATCCAAGTTGACTCTCAGCCTTGACCTTAACATCATAAATTCCACCAATGCTATACTGCGCATTGGTGTTTGCCGACTGTGCATGTTGCAAATCATCCGTTATATCCCAAGTAAATGATGCAATTGAATCGCCTACCTGCGATCCATCATCAGAAATCAACATTTTAATCAATTGATTTGACCTAGATCGTAGGACGCCACCAATTACTGCCTGTGATGTTGTTGGCAAGAAATCCAATACAGCCTCGTCAGGTGCCTCATAACGAACCGTTACCATGTCAGGAATAACAATCGTATCTGTGCCAAAATCATTCTCTACCGTAAGAGTTACATCATAAATTCCTGGCGTATAATACGTCTTAGTCGTTTCTCCAGTCAAAATTGTCTCAGTACGATTTATAATATCTGTACTGGCGTCACCAAAATCCCAAGACCACTTCGTAGGCTGTCTTGTACTAAAATCCTTGAACGTTACCGTTAATGGAGCAATACCAATTTTCTTGGTTGCTGAGAACCATGCTTTGGGAGCGAGAACAAGGTTACGAAGAAAGTTTATTCTCGCTTCCATCGTGCCAACCAACGCATTTGGAGCCACTACACCCTCAACACCAACAAATTCCTCAATAGCAATCAAGGCATCTTTCAATTGATTGTGATGTGCTGCCATCACATTCTGAGTAACGTGTGTAATTCTCTTAGGTTTTGCTACATCAGTAAAGCCAGGCAGCAACGTAAGCCCACTAAACGACCAATCTGTTCCTTTGGTTGTATACTCAAATGAAATTGCTCGTAAACCTATATCACTACATTGCTCAGTTAATGTAATAATCCCAGTTGGCGGAAACCTATCAAAAACACTTGTGGCGTCCACGTAAATAACTGTGTCGCCTGGATTGTAGTCTTCTACCAATCTTGTTCTCAGTTCGTCATGAACCAAATACAGGTTTGCATCATTATCAAAATTTATCGGATATACACTTGGCATAATTTTAACTTACAACAATAGGTTCCGCTACGTACCGTCTTAATCTATCATCAGAAAATACAACTATCAAAGCAGTATTGTACGTACCCGGAGAACTGTACGTGTGAGTAGATGTATGAATATCTGGGTCTAATTGCTTGTCCGTCGCTCCATCATCAAAAATCCAGTAACGACTTATAACATCACCAGGAGTTTGGTCTACAAACACAAATTGGGTCGACGTAGTTCCAACCACAGGCGATGTGTAATAAAACCCCTCAGCTAAATTATTAGCGACAGTAATATAATCTGTCTTGGTTGCAATACCTTGCGCACCCAAAGTCGTAATCATATTCAACTTCACAGTATAAATGCCTTCTTGCAAATACGTGTGAACAGGAGCCAACGATATGGAAGTCTCTCCATCACCAAAATCCCACAAATACCTAATCGGTTCGCCGCCAGAAAAGTTCTGAAACCTCACCATCAATGGCGGCGCACCACGAACCTGACTCGCCCTAAAAATTGGCTTCGGTGACAAAAATCTCGTCTCCAAACCTTTCAGAATCCCATTCAGGCTCGCTCCCGCTGGACCTGTCTCTAACCCGACATTGCTCTCAATCTTAATTACTGCATCTTTGACCGCATTATGCACTTCTGCCGCTACTGGATTAGTGACTTTAGTTCCGATTGGCCATTGATTCTTCCGAGAACCAGCAAAAGACCTCTTGAGATTCTGAAATAACCCCTTGCCAGACACACTCTGAGTCTTTGTCCCATAATAAACTAACTCTTCGCCAACCCGAATAATCCCCTGTGGCGGGAACTTAGACGTGTCCTCAACAACAATAAACAAAGCAGAATATGACAAACTTTGAGTCAGTATAGTTTCCGCATTATTGCGAACTTCATACAAATCAGACCTAGCATCCTTAGATACAGGATACTTCGAAAGACCACCAGTCTGATAACCAACGTCTAATGTAGATGCTCTTTCCATAGTATTATTTACCCGACAACATCTTATCTACGTTTCTCCCGATAAGAGAAACAATCTTTTTCTTGACCGGAGTCTCTGACGGAAGCGAAAGTACCGTCTTGACAATCTCAAAATCAATTGGCATATTCATCATAATACGATAATTAACTTCTTCTAACATTTTTGCATTCCAATACTCAGTCTGAACCTCAATATCATCCCAATCCCTAAATGCTTCCACTTCATTCAATTGATTGAACGCCTCAACAAAAAATACCATCTCTTCTTCTGTATTCTTAACTTGCTCTTTTAATTTCTCAATCGATATCTCATTTTGAATAATTCTACGATTCAACATTCTTTTCTTGATTTCGTCATCAGCGTTTTCTAATTTCATCAATTCATTGCGATCCATCACGTCATCAATCTCCATAATAAGAGATTCAATAGTAGATTTCCTTGATTTCAACTCTTCTACACAACGCTTCATCTTGGCTTGATGAGTTGGCTCTTTACCAATAACAAAATAATTCAACTGGAAAATTGTGTGTCTGTTTGGAACATTAGACTTCAAAATGGAATCAACTTGTTCTTTTAGTGTCATATGAAACGCGCTCCTACGATGGATTTAAGAGAATAACCTTTATCAATTGCAGTCACAGCCCAATTCAATTTTGATTCAGATAAGTCCTCAAAATCTTCAAAATTGCCAATGTCCTCAAACGAATCCCTGTGAATCAAAATGCCATTAATTGAAGCTTCATAAAATAAATACTTACGATCAACTGCTGGATAAATAATGTCTTTCTTGGACTTCAGAAAATAACGATATTTTTTCACCAGATTATACCTAACCCACGACCCACACATCACCAAAAGACACCAATCTTTTGATTCACATATTCCCTTACTCATCAACGACGTAATCGTATCCCCGCCCTTAATAACCCTGCCATAACGACTCATGTCAGAAATTTCTAACGCAGTAGAATTATTCGGCACAACACCAAAATAAGAAACTTTGGGGAAATCACCCTTGATTGAACTGGCTGTGTTCTTAAAACTGCCAATGTTACAATCAGAGCAAACTACAGCAATATTTAAATCTTTATCAGAAAGAGAATCCATGGATTCCTAAAAATGTTATTCTTGAGATAATACAGTGATTACGTATACAAAACGTCAAAATCAATAACCACTCTTGCAGCCGATGCTATAGGAGCATTCAAAGAGAAATCACCACCAATCACAGTTCCGCTAATCGCTGATCCTTCACTAAACGACAAAGGAGTCCACGTTATAACACTCGGCATTCCAATCGGAACATAAGTCAAATTAAGATTATTCAACTTCACACCATTGACGTGAACACGAAGACTGTCCTCTTTATAAGGCGTACTCAACACAGTTGTTGTATAATTTTGATTGTCCGATGTCACAGGAATTATATTATAATAATGGTTGTGACGTATTGATGTCGGAAAATCAATCTCCGCAATAATCTTACCACTAACATAATTCCAAGTTACCGTATCAGAAGCACCAAAAGTCAACGTATCATCAATAAATGGAATTGTACCAGAAATTACATCAACATTGATTTGTAGCGCTGTTGCCCCTGGCGAAATGAAACTCAGCTTGATTCGCTCATCCAAAGTCATTCGGACGAAATTATTACTGTCCAAGTGATCCTCAATACTATGCAAAGCATTGTCAATCGCTTGAGTAATTATCGTTCCATCTGGATTAAGAGCTTGATTTAAACGATTAGCCAAACTTCCTGCCGTCCCAATTGACTCAGAAAGAATGGCTGTGTTATTATCTACTTGATTGTTTACTAAAAAGACACGTTCAACCAAACCATCAATTGGCAAATTGTCTACAATGTGATGGTACGGATCAAGAGGCTGATACCTCGGAACTGCTACTGTTTCTATTGCTGGCATGTAATTATATAGATAGCAAGACTCCTATTTAGACGATGGAGACCCTCCAATTGAATGTCATTTGCATTGAAGAAGTTTTTGTAATATCTCCAAAGGTAGTCATGCTGAAATAATCGCCATTTCTCATCTTTAATGCCATCTCATTAATAATCGATCCAACAACATCATCAAATGTCAAAACCGAAGTAAATGTCACCTGAGTCGGGAAATCAGGATTGATGCTGGTAATTACACCCTTCGTGGTTAATGTAGGACCAAATAACCCTTCACGAGTGTCATCAACAAACCTGGGAGCGCCACCTACCGTTCCACCACTGCCGAATGTAATTCCCGTAATGAAATACTCAAATGATGAACCAAAATCATTCGCTAATGCTTTCGCAAAATTCTTGCGACCACTCAGCAAAATACGGTTCTTCATCTCTCGATATTCAACACGACCATCTTCCCAAGTGATTTCCAAATACACTACACCAGCCGGTACTAAATTTTCTTCCACGATCACTCCCTGTATTCGATGTTGTACCAAATTTGTTCTTGTTGGATCATTGCATCCAATTGTTCGCCTTGATTATTAAGCATTGATGCTCTCAAAAACATCGGCATTACTGTTTCTGTTATAATCTCAACAGACTCATTCCCTCTACGATCCAAACGATCAAACTCAAGACCACCAAAAGGATTATCAATACTCTGAGTCATTATCGGTGAAGTCTTAATAAACTGAACTATTGAATAATTAACAGGCGTTCCAATCAATCCCCAAGATAACACAGTGCCACTCAAAATCATGTCACTGCCACTAATACTGCTGATTTGATAATAGTTACTTCCAATCAATATCAAATAATTGTCCAAAAACTGATTGGTTTCCGCCACATTGCTAATCACAGGAACCACACCTGTCAGTTTCATACCTTTTATCTCAAGATAACCAGTCGCAAGCTCAACAAGACGATGATAAACTTTAACCGACGCACCGCCAACATTTCCACCAGTGTACCCATCAATCCAAATAAACTCGTCTACGCCACGCGCCTGATACTGAGTTCCACTGTACTCAACATAATCACCAGACCTAATCCCATAATCAAACGCATTTACATCCATCGTCACTTTACCAACACCCAACGAAGACACACTCCCAGTCGTTCCTGTATACCTCAAATTATTAGATGCAGTTCTTAATTCATAATTCAAACCAGTAATAGTAGCAGTTGTCGGAAAACTTGCCAATGTTAACGTATTGTTAGGATTTATGCTATTCACATTATATGTTCCAGCATATGGACCACTCGTCACAACTACCTTGTAATTTTCTACTGTTCCAAAATCAATAAACTCAATATTAACATCGCTAAATGTATACTCATAACTTTGGTCTATATCCACAGTGCCATTAAACATTTCATTCGATAAACGAAATGGAAATCCACTCGGATCAATCGACCAATTGATTGTATCTGGTTGCCCTTGTATAATATCTACCGTAAACTTATTCGCCGTACCAACTTTATACTCACCCATGTCTGTTCCAGACAAAATCTCTAAATAAGTATCACTATCTGTGTCAACACCCAAAGTTCCAAACTGAATGCCTGGACTAAATAACGAAACAGCCAAATTAACACCTGTTCCAGAATGTGCCGTCAATGTAGTAGATGCCAACATATTACGTTTCAACTCTAGAACATTACTACTTCCCTCTTCAATCAATCGATTGAAATTCATCTGCGTTGCAACAACATTGTCATTCTGGATTATTGTACACAAATACTCAATATCTTCCGCAGGAGATAACATAAACTCATTTACACTTCCAGTGTAATTAACACTGTGAATAACAGCATGAAATGGCACAAATTCCTTGATTATATCATTAGTCTCGTCAATTCTATCATTTGAAAGATTTTCTATCTCTACATCAATTGTAAACTTGCTTCCCTGACAAGAAGAACACTTGTCCATAAAATCCTTGTCCAAATCACACGGATCAAGCGAATCTCTAGATGATCCGTTATATTCATCCATATTATAGATGTTTTCACTGTACGGGAACTCAGTTCTGATTTTCCCGTATGAAATAGGATACTGAAATGGATGACGCGAAGGTATGATCATGTCAAACAACGGATCATCTTCGCCAATCACACGAACATTCCAGTTCTTGTGCGGTGCAGTCACCAACAAAACATCACGAAGATCAGCCAGAGGAAGACTACGAATATAATCTTCTATTGTCTGATTAGTGACCGGATTGATCTTGTAAACAACCCTAATAACATCACCAGCAAACAACTCAATCGCTCCAGACGAAAGCATATCACCAATCCAAGTAACCGTAGTCTTTCCACCCGAATTCGCCAAACTGACATACGCATCCGTCAAAAGTGTATAATCAGAGTCGCCTGACTCACGGTAATACAACTCAAAATTCAAAACATCAACAGGAAGAATCGCCAACTTGGACAAGACAAACTCTATAATCCCTCCATCAACCTGCTCTTGCGTTACAACAAATCCATCTTGCCATGTAAACGGAGAAACTACTTGCCACAATCTCGTCAACTTGTTAAACTTTACATCCGAATTAGCTAACGCCTCCTTCAAACCATCAAGCGTGCCCTTCTTCTTATACAATGGAATCGCACGCTTGATTTGCTTTCGCCAAAGCGCAGTATCTTTATCCTTCAAATCAAGATCAAAATAATTACCAAGATAAGGCAACAAATAATCATTAACTGAATTCGCATCAATTAAATCAACAATTTGATTGACCTGATCTTCAATCGACGTAAAACCTTTGGCAATCGCTTTGTTTAATTTGTCTAATACACTTGGAGTCAAATCGCCATCAGCCAACATCATCTTAAACATTTCAGGCAAATACCGCTCTAACAAAACTTCATACTTCTCAGGAACAGTAAAATGACTTGGAATACTCGTTGTATTCCTTGAATTGGCAGATAGATAAAACCCCAAATTCTGTATCAAATGATCCGCAGCAGGTATTGGAGTCCATTCATAACATAATACGTAATCGCCTTCCTTCATCAACTCCTGATTCCATTCAAGACGATACACTCCAGTTAACGGAATGCCAAACTCATCATAATCTACCTTCGTCAAAAACGCATTATCTAAGTCCGTACCAATCCACGCCGGAAAATCCGACGTACCAAATATTGCCACAGGAATTGCTTCCTTGAAATATTCCGTGTAAATCTCATTCGAAACAGTCTTGGTATATTGATTTACATTTTCTGCCGTTGCGCCACGTTCAATAAAATAAATCGTAACTTTATTAACAGAATAAACATCAATAACAAATCCATCTATGTCTGTGGTAATTAAATCAAATACCACCACATCAGCCAAAGTCGGATTTTCGTTGTAATTTACTTTCACTCAAACACCAGATTGATTGCCAAATTGTCCTTACGAACAATCTCAAAATACTTCGCCAATACTGTTGATCCACTATTACCTGGATCAATTGTCGTAAACGATACAGACACGTCTCTAATTTCCTTCATGTCCGCAAGAACACGAACCATCTCAACATCCTTCAATGATCTTCCATACTCCCAATACTGCAATGCAAAAAATCCTTCTATCCTCTGAGAAATCTTTCTAGTCAATTCTTCTTTGAATTTACGATAAAACTTATCAACAGAAATGTCTATCGTTACATCAGTCAAAATAATTACACCATCTTTAATACAAAGAAAATCCGTAATCATCTTCTTCTTATTCATAAAGTCATAAAGTTCAGACTTGAGATTCTCTGACGCTTCTTGTAAAAAATCATTACCTTCCCTCGCCAATACATACAAATCTACAATATTACCCGCACACCCGTAATTACGAAGAACTGCCACAGACTTGCCAATTTGCCCATTGTAAGGCGATACAAACTGATCTGCAAGCGTCTTGTAATCTTCCCCCGTAACTGCCCTGTCTTGCGCTTTATTATATCTTGGTAACTTTATTCTAATGTCTTCAATAGTGTCGCCATTATAACCATTATCTGCTCTTGTATAATTTGTGAAACTCACTGGAAGAGCGAAATTGAAACCTGGAACATTAAAACCCATCTGTGCTTGAACTGCTCCCGTAATCACATTCCCACGAACACCTCCACCAACCCTGTACGTAACAGATATTTCTGACCCGACAGTAGGCGTTCTTCCTGCTTTGCCATTACCAAAAATCACAAATCCTGTCCACGTCGAGTCATATTCAAGACGAAATTCATTCCTGCTCTTACTGTCTGTAAAGAAATCAACAAGATTCCATCTCTGACCATCTACAGAAACCCGAACACTATCAAATATCACTGGAGTAGAATTCAACGTAACAATCTGATTGATCTGCCCGTTCGCCACAAATGAATCAACTCTCGTCTGACCTTCCAACCCCACGATTGAAGTATTAGTCACTTCGCCAGTAGTTATCAAAATGTTTTGATCAAAAACAGGATTGTCTTCCGCATCCGCCGCAAACAATTCAAAAATAAGAGTTTGTGCCGCCGATGGGACTTCAATTGTAAATCCTGATGGAATTATAATATTT